GTTGAATAACAAGTTTGACGGGGTCAGCAATGGTTATCCACCCAAAACGAGTTGGAATAATGAATCTTGAACAATAATATAGTGAGTCGGTAAACGACAATGCCTTGCATTCAAAATTCAGTTCTTCAGCTGCACGTTGGCATTGTAAGTTCAATTTTACACTTGGAGGAAAAAACGCAATATTGTGATCACCACCAAGTATGACAAGATGTGCCTTTTCAATCGGGTATAGGTAACCAAAAATGGCCAGAAGTACTATGGTGTTTCCAAACCAGGTCAAGAAGTCTCCAGATCTGCAATGGAATCCTACTTGGTAACTCACACCAAATTTTGGGGTTGTCATAATGCACATTTTATGGACATGTCTCCAAGTGTCGATCATCCAGTAGGGCATATGGAAGCGATCAAAGATCAAACATTGCAACTCCAGCATCACATCATCCTGCAACTCATCATAGTTACAAAAATCGGCCTCAAGAGAGGTGAAGTCATGTCCAGACAACTGGGCATCAATCAATCCATTTAATTCCTCCCAAGTCATTCGAGTGTTAAATATGATGTTGGGATTTACCGCACCCATCATCTTAATTAACATAGTTTGGAAAATTGGAGCAAATAGACTAGTGTAAAGAGGCAAAACTGGCCGTCCCAATTCTCCAGGTGGCACACCATCAGGATGAGCTTGGGGGGTCAAGATGTCTTGCTTCTTTTTATTGTCACAATTGTTCCACCAAATTTTCTTCATTTCTACCGAATCTGTTGGCATTGTAACGTTATATAAATCCACTTGTTCATCATTGAATTGCTTCATGAAACATTCATACAAAATCTTGGCTCTACGCGGGGCGTTATCGATATTCTGTTTTGGAACGTGAATAGCTTGTTTTTCATATGCTTCTGCAATATCTAAAGTTATCTCCCGTACCGGTTGTGGCAGTTTTAGCTTTGGTTTAAGTGCGGGCTTTGGATCTGGTGCTTTAGTAGAACACACCATGTCTAGTTTGACACCTTCTTGCAATTTTTTTAGGCCAGTCAATCTTTGGTCAAAGTCCACGTCTGGGTCCCTGCGAGGGTAGAGATGATCTAACAAGAGTTGACAGATTTTTGGATCTGCGGCATTTGCTGGATTGCTCAACCAATGTGGTCTGTATAAAGCGCGTGACAAAACAAACGCCAAACAGCGTGGGCTTGATATTGGTCCAAGTTGTTTTAAGCGATGTTCCCACTCATCGTACCCTGCTGACGGATCTGGATCGGCCAATGTGACCACCTTTAGCTTCAATGGAGTGAAGTTTCCACCTTTAAGAGAGTACTTCTCGGGGCTCCAGTGATCTTGCGGCGCTGGTGGTTTTGTAGGCGTGGCCTTTTCATGCTTTGGCCTTTTCATGCTTTTGCCTTTCAGTCAAAGATCAGATCCACCAACTGTGTACCTTTATGTGTGCGAACCAAAATGTTGTGAAGCAAACTGCAGAATATAT